TCCATCATAGAACCTGTAAACTTAGTATAACCTGACTTACCACTCGCATTTGCTAAACCACCAATATAAAGTTTATTAGAACCAGAATGGAAAGATGTATTATAAGTAGAACCTGTTATTGTCATTGATGAGGAAGACTCTAAAAATATTTTACTTCTACCTGCATCATATCGTTTTGCATATAATGTATATGTAATACTTTGATTAGACCTATCTGATGTTAACTCAGCACCACTTGATGATTTTCTTGTTAACATAACAGAATTAAATTGAGTATCATATATTGGGAAGTCTGTAACTGAAGATGATAAGAAACCATTAGAGCCTGATAAAACAAAATCAATAGCTCCTCTTGAATCTGTAGAACCATTATCTCTCAATAATAATCCCCATCTAAATTTATCAGAACCCGAATCTTGACCCTCTAATAAATATCTATTATGTAATCCACTACCACTATTAGCTCCAGCAAATCTAAGTTCTACAGTATTTGGTCTTGTAGTAAACTTTGGCCATTTAGTTTTTATATATTGACTTCCAGAAAATATAAGTGCTTTGTCGTGTTTTCTTTGTATTAAGAATTGCCCTGTCTTTCCTTTTACATCAGGACCTCCAAACTCCCTAACTCTTAAAATAGTAGATGGTATACCATAACAATTTATAAGACTTTGTAATGCTCTTGGTGTTCCTTTTGTTTTAAGAAAGAAAGGTAAGTTGTTAACAAGTCTTTTTTGTATTTCTTGTTGTATTTCTTTTTCAGGTTTAGTTGAATATTGAACATAAGTAGAACCTGATAAATATTGACCTAAATGCCATCTTTCTAATGAAATTAAATCTTTGTTTGATTTTATATCTAATCCCAATCCCTTTGCCACATCAAATACTAACTCATCAGCAAAACCCTCATTTCTATCTACTATACCCTCACTACGATCGTGTATCTTATCCATATGACTAATGTATGCCCATATGTTATCATAGAACTCACCAATCATACATGAAAATTTTATAAAATCTGCATTACCACTATCTTCTCTTACAAATTGTGGTAATAGATTTTTTATACTATTTCTGTTAGCTGAATCATATGCACTAGCACTTGTTATTTGTCCATTATACCAAGTTACTGCTTGTGAAGCAGTAGCAGGATAATTTATATATGGGTCTGAATAAGTTCCCGAACCACCTGATTTAGGCCAGGCAGCATCGTATCTAACCGTATCTCCTATTATAGAACCTGATACAAATGATGTTGAAGATTCCCATAAATATTTTTCATAACCTGTAAATCCTTGTTTGACTTCTCTTATCTTTCTATCCCATTTTCTTACATCGGTAGTAGAAGCACTTGTAGCAGCCATCGAAGAACTTTCTGCAGTATAACTATCTATATTGGTAACTTTGGTTTTAAAATTCTTTAATCTTTGTTCAGCTGAACTAAAGTTTACAAAATTGGGATAAACTGAATAATCTATATTTAAATCTACACTTGCTAAACTTGCAGATATAAGAGTATCTTCAAAATCTTTTTTAATTGTTGGGTCGGTTGTCTTTAATGTATCTTGAGTTACAAAACTTGTTCCTCTATCTCTTACAGGAGAATCTAAAGAATCTGTATCTGGTGTTCTAAGAACTGTGTAATCTTCTTCATCTGCAGGTGGAACTAATATAACTTCTTCTGTAACAGGAGGTATAATCTCTTCAGCTACTAATAACTCATCACCTTTTACTACAGCTGTATCAAGAGGTTCATCTAACTTCATTACAAATGAATGTGGATAATCTTTAACAGTCGTATTATCCAATTGTAAATTAGTTATTAATCCTGTTTTATCCTCATCAAAATGTAAACTTGTTTTTAAATCTTCTACTCTAAAATTTGGATATGTTACATCATAAGTTAATCTTGCTCTTGGATCTGTTCCTTGATAATCACCCTCAACTACACCAATTTTTTGTGCTTGTTGATTATAATCAGTATCAAGTTTTACTGTATTTCTATTTACAACTTCTACAATTTGTGCTGATAATGAACTATAAACTGGTTTGTAAGTTCTAATTTCTTCTGTTAAAAACTCTGGTGAGGGTGCTGGTGGATTTTCAGGTGGTAATGGTTCTGCAATTGGTTGAGTATCAGGTTCTACAATTTTAATTTCTTTAGGTAAAGGTGGTGGTGGTGTAAGTTTTTCTAAGCTTGGTGCATTTGGTTCAGGATCCTCATCAGTTTGTGTTCTCTCTATAATTTCTGTTATTGTAGTTTGTTCAGTACCATAAACATCCATAGCGACTTCACTCTCTGCAGATTGTCCTACTGTTGGATCGTTTGCTCCACCAGGTTCAGAAGGACCTACTCCTACTTCACCTGGACCTTGTGCTTCTCCAAATTGTAATTCTTCTAATCTACTTCTAGCCATTACAATTCATCCCTATTTGTTAATCTTGAAGCTACTCCTGCTAAACCTGTTCGTTTTTTTCTACGTCTTGGTTTTTTACGAGTTGCTGCTTGTTTAAGAGGATTTAATTCTCCTGGAGATTCAGCAGCGTTTTTTGGTTCTGTCTTTTTAGCTCTTTCAACATCTGCTCTTTCTCTCGCTACCTCTTTTGCTAAATTCATTTTATTTTCTGGTTTAGTCTCAGTGCTTGCTACATAATTTGGATTTGGAACTTGTTTGTATGATACTGTTTCTTCATATCCTGTAATAAATGCGTTTTTAATTTCTATAAAACCTCCAACCATTTCTGGTTTAAATCCACCATCCGAATCATCTAAAGTCGCTACGAACTTAAATGGGTCTGCACTATCTATTTTTCCATCACCTGCTATATTTGTTAATATTGGATTATATCTGAACTCTTTAAAACCTAATGAAGCAAATCCATTTTTATATTCACTAATATCTGAACTCTTTGGAACTATTCTAACTTCTTGTCTTGATGGTGATACTTGATGAACCATATATGTGTCATCAAAAATAAAAACTTCTTCTCTTGTATTTGCATTATTTAAATCTAACTCAGCACCTTTAAAATATTTATCACCCTCTTGACGAACATCACCATTCCACAATTCACCTACTTCGTCTACAAAAAATACTCTTGGTTTACCACCTCTTTGTCGTAAAAAATTATATGTTATTTTATATTTTCCTGCTATTAAACCACACTCTCTTAAATCTTTACCAGGGTTTAATTCAACTAAATCAGATTTAGAACCAGCTTTTTTTATTTTAGATATAATAAAATTATCATCTGAATCGTAGACGTGGTATTCTATGAAGTCGGTTGGATAATCACCGAAGTTTGCTTCTACTTTTTGATTACTTATACCCGAATCGGGTAATTGTTTACTTGCCACGATTAACTCCCTGCGTTAACTGAACGTCTACTTATCTCACACTTTTGAGACAATACTTCACCTGACGCATCTATTATCTTACATTGTAATGTAGGACCAAAACCATTTTTATATCTACCAGCTTGTTCAATTGTTAATGTTGCTGTATCTACACCTCTAAGCCTATCAGCTTTTTCGTGTTGTTTCATAGATATTCCTGTTTTTGCATCTATCCAATCATAAGTCATTGTAGGATCACCTACTGCTTCTACACTAAATACTACTGGTCCGTTTCCTCTACGAAGTTTTCTATTCTTTTTTCTACCTCTACCATAATATGTAACTTTAACGTGTTGTTCTGTATGAGATTTTCCTTTGTGATTTCCAAGTGGATGTCTTGTAAATCTTAATTTAGGATGTCCGTTTGTTTCTGATGCTTCAGGTCCACCTTTGTCATCCCACTCTGCTCTTGTATATGCTACAGTTGTATTTCTGTATCTTGAAAATATCTCAGCTTCATATTCTGCAAACTTCCCATCTAACGCAGCTGCATCTTCTTGTTCTTGTATTGTTGCTTGTAACTTTGCTTGTATAGCTACTAATCTTTCTATCTCATCTTGTAGTCTTTTTTTTAATTTTTGAACTTCATCGTCTTCTGTATTAATATATGTTTTAGAAGTTTCTACAATATATCTATGAGAATCTCTATCACCCTCTGCTGATATTGTGTCTCTTAATTTTTCATACTCATCAAAAAATTCTGATACAGTTAGTTGTGTAACAGGATCGTTATTTAATAATTCTTTTATATCTTTATCAACAAACTTATCAGCATCTTCTGTTACATAGTAAGTTTCATTTTTGATAACTATTTTTTGTGCAGGATCGTTTTCTATTTCTGGTATAGAAACAAACTCACCTGTTTTCATTCGTAAAGTTCCTGCAGCAGCTGGATTAGAACCTGATGCAACAAAGTCTCTCTCATCTTTAACAAATGTATTTATTTGTTCTCTACGAGCGGCTTCTATTGCTCTTTCATAATTTTCATTATTCTTGAGTTGTTCTTTTGTGTATGGCATTATCTTGTTACTTTAAATGTAAAATCATCGTCATAATAGTTTTCAATTTGAGTTGCACTTGATTTAGAACCAGTTACTACTCTTATTTCAAACTTGTAATATCTTTCAGGTTGTAATCCATTCATCCAAACATTAAAGTAGTTACTTTCTGTATCACAACTAACAATTGAACCTGTACCATAAGGAATTATTACATCGTCTGTTACTGCGTCTCTTACTTGGTAATAAGTTCCATGTTCTATGAATTGACTACCACTTGGTAAATATTTTACTGCTACTTCAGCTGCAGTTGTTGAATATGTTTTCTTAGGATATCTTTCTCTACCTACAAGTCTGAATCTAACTTTACTATTTTGTTTATACTCAGGTCTTAAACCTTTAAAATAGATTACAGTATCTTCTAATGCTGAGCCTGTAAGTGGTTCAAGTGAACCTGTACTCCAAGATTGGTCATCCCAAACTGCTTCTAATTTTGGTGGATAGATTGTAGATGTGTCTCTTGAGAAAAACTTTAGTTGTCCGTATTTGATAGTATCACCCTCTTGAACTCCACTACCACTTGTTACATTTCCAACACTACCACTTCTCTTTACCATAAATCCTTGATTTGGATATAAAGAACCACTATAAATCCAAGCGTGAACAATATCTGTTACATCCATACGGATATCAGTTGTCTCATATTCTAAAGAAGAAGAACAAGTTAAGTTTCTTGTTCCACTTGCATAACTACCACTAAACCAAGTTCCACCAGTATTGTTACTACCACTTATCCATTGTGTTCCATCATTCTCACCATCTCTATATCTCCAACTACAACCCTCAGTAATTTGTGGATTAGAATGATATGTTCCATCACCCATTGTCCAAGATTGACTTACGGGATAACTATAAAGTGTTTGTGAAGATGGTAAATCTACAGAACCTGCGTCATATAAATTTAAATAATATTTTGTTGATTTTGGTATTAAACTGTTTTGAACTGAAGCACTAATATAACTTAAATCAAATTTAACTAATGCTCTTGATACATTTATTACTGTACCATTATCATTCATATCTTTGCGAACTTCTAATATTGGATCTAATCCTGTATTTACAGATTGAGTTGCTTCACCCTCATATAATGTTGCATCTGCTGTAGCGAATTCAAAATAATGCATTAGCCGTCTCCTACTACTCTACCCTCAATATCTGTACCAGGGAATTTCAGTTCAAAAATTGATGGGTCTAATGATGGATAAATAATACCATTTTTTGTAGCTGCATCTATATCATATAGATTACCAGAATAACCATTTGCTGATTTATATTTGTTTGTTATAATAATTGGTAAAGAATGTTTATTGTCTTCTACAGGTGGAACTACTGTCGCTACACCATCAACTAAACTTAATTTATAAACTAAATCAGATAAAACAATTGGTTGATTTATTTGCCATCTATCGATATTAAAAAATGTTTTTACTTCTTCTATAGCTCTAACTAAAACTTCGTTTTTATTATAATTTGGTCTTGTCATAATACTAAACTTAACACCAATGTTTATTACATAAGCATTTTTAATATTAATTGCATCAGTAACCATTCTGTATTGACCAAGATATGTTTGTAAATTTTCTTTTACTGCTTGATTTACATTTGCTAATTTTTTCTTTGAATCATATCCTAACACATACATATTCAATGCTAATGGATTAGGTATTCTTGATGCTTTTTTAGTAGCCATTAGTATCCTCCTCGACTTCCTCTACCAAGTGGATTTGCTGCTGATGCTCCACGTAGTGTTTCGTTTGCTTTTTTGGGTGAAGTCATTCTAGCTTTTGCTATAGTTTCCCTAACTTTTGCAGGACTTTCAATTTTAGTTTCTGCTTGTGCTGTTTTTAAGTCAGCTGCTTCTTGAACTAACGGACTTATATTTTCAACTTGTTCTTCAAATGCTGGTGCTGCAGCTCCTATATTTTCTTGAACGTTTTCTTCAGCTTGATTAAGTTGTTCATCTTGAACTATATAAACTTTTGCTATGTTTCCAAATCTTTGTGGTAGAGATATTGCTCTTATCATATAATCTTCTTTTGTAACTGCTCTACTCTGTGCTTGGAAATAAGCAAGTGCATTATTTTTAATTTCTACTAACGATTCACCTGACCTACCACCACCAGCGGGATCGGGATTATTAACTGCTACAGAATCTTTTGCATCTTGAACTGTAGCTGCTACTAAAGCAGAATCATCAATATCATATGTAACATCACTTAAATTCTTAATATCATTAGCAGGAACATTATCTTGTATTCCACCACCAACTGTATACTTTATTGTAAGTGTTGTATTTGATGGTGCTAATCCATAAGTTCTTGTATTTAAAAAGTTTGCGGGATCGAATGCAGTATCTAACTTACTAACACCACTCGCTAAAGATGAACCAACTCTATCTGGATTTGGAACTATCTC